ATGCAATGTTTTAAAAGGGAAAGATTATGAAAGTTAATAGAAAAAATTTAGTGGATTGTCTTGAAAAAGTAGTACCGGCATTAGGTTTTAATATGCTTGTACCAGAGTTTCAATATCTTCAAGTTAATAAAAGATTAATTCAGGCTACAGATGGAGCTCTAATAATTGAATCTACTCTTCCTGAAGGCAGTGATTTTGGTCAGTTTGCTATTCCAGGTAGATCATTTTATGATCTTTTAAGAGGTTTAGATAAAGAAGAAGTTGATTTAATTCTTAAAGATGATAAACTTAAAGTTAAGACAAATAAGGTTGAAGGTACTTTTACTATATTGAATAAAGTGAATTTTAGGGAAATAGATGATCCAGATTCATTAGTGCCAACAGTGGATATACCAGATTTTATTCAAGGTCTTAATTTTTGTAGATTTGGAGTTTCTAAAGATGAAACTTCAGGACCTCTCTGTGGTGTAAGAATTAATGATAATTTACTTTTTAGTTCGGATAGATATCGTATTTCAAAATGGATATTAAATAATAATTTATCATTTAAATGTTCTTTACCAGTTAAATTTATTGATATTCTTTTCAAAAATAAAGATGAAATTCAAGAGATGGGATATTCAAAGCAAAATACATTTGTAGTTATTTTATGCGATGGTACTACTATTGTTACATCTGTTTTGACAGGAGAATATCAAGATTTGTTACAATATTTTCCTACTGTTGGAGAATCAATAGAAGTTAAGTTAATTGATGATTTATCAGATGTTCTTGAAAGACATATTAGTTTTCTTAAGAATGTAAATGAGACGGATAAAGAAATTACTATTAAAATTTGTGAAAATAAATGTATTACTACTTCTATAGATAAAGAATTGGGTATATTTAAAGAAGAATTAGAAGCATCTGCTGGAACAGATATTGAAATAGAATTAAAAGTTAATCCTATTTTCTTGAGAGATATTATAAAAGTATGTTCTAATTTTAGATATTATAAAGAATTAGGTTTAATTTTATTTGAAGCGGTTAATTTACAATATTTAGCTCAGATAAGGAAGTAGAATAGGCCTCATCGTCTAGGCAGGTTTAGGATTTTGGGTTTTCATCCCGAAGACAGGAGTTCGAATCTCCTTGAGGCTATTGGAACGTAGCTCAATTTGGTAGAGCGTTCGACTGATAATTGAAAGGTTATAGGTTCAAGTCCTATCGCTCCTATTAATTAATTTATAAGGATATATAAATGAGTAAGCAGCAATCATTTTTTCTAAATAAATGGGAACTCTTTCAAAAAGATAATCCAGAGAAATTCTCTAAAAAAAGATCTTCTTCTGGAAGGAAATCTAGTCCAAAGATTTTTGATTGTAATCTTTGTGGATTAGATAAAAAATGTAGAAATCCTCGTATTAAAAGTTTTGGGGAAGGTAAAAAAGGTATTCTTTTTGTAGGAACAGCTCCAGGAGTTTTAGAAGATAGAAGGGGAATTCCATTTGTTGGAGCACCAAGTAGATTTCTTGAAAGCACTTGTAAACTTTTAGATATAGATTTAGATATAGATTGTACAGGAACTTATGCAGTTTCTTGTTATCCAGGTAAAGGTAAGAGAGGAAAAGATAAAGAACCAACTTCTGATCAAATTAAATGTTGTTATGATAATCTTGAGAAAGAAATTCAGGAAATTCAACCTAAATTAATTATATGTCTTGGAAATCAAGCTATTGAAAGAGTTTTACAAGTAGATAGTGATATTCAATTTAAAGTTGATATTACTCATGGAAAGGTCTTTCCTTATCATAAATATAATTGTTGGGTAGGATGTATGTACAGCCCTTCTTTTTTCTTAGATAGAAAAGATTCAAATAGAGATCCTGATGATAGTAATATTTTTACTTATGATCTTGCTAAGATATTAAATTATCTTGATGATCCTCTTCCTCAACCTCTTACTTCAGAGGGAAATGAATGCATTACTGATATCGATGAAGCAATTGCTATATTAGAAGATTATTGTGATTCTATTAAACCAGTAATGTATGATTATGAAGCTAATCGTCTCTCACCTTATTATGAAGATTCGAAGCTTTTATCGATTGCTTTAACTAATGATGTTGATTCAGCTGTATTTATTCCAATAGGATTTAAACTTAAATGTAATGATAAGTACATATTTACTGAAGAAGAACAAACTCGAATTGCTGTAGCTTTTAAATGTTTTTTAAAAAGTGATGCTCCTAAAACTGTTCAAAATTATAATATGGAAGAATCATGGAATAGAGAAATTTTAAATCAGCCTATGAATAATTTTATTCATGATACAATGGTATCAGCTCATGTTATAAATTGTCATCCAAGAACAACAGGTTTAGCATTCCAAACTTTTGAAATGACTGGGCATGAATATAAGAATATGGTTAATATAGTAGATTTAGAAAATGAACCTCTTGAAAAAGTATGCGATTATAATTGTTGGGATGTTAGATATGGATTAAAATCTTATTATTTACAGAAATCAAAAATAGAAAAAATGGGTGAGAATTTAGTAAAATTTAATAAATTTTTTACTCATTCTCTTTCATTTCTTATGAATCTTAGAGATAGAGGAGTACAAATAGATTTAAATCAATTAGATAAGCTTGAAGATGAATTTGGTTCTGGAATGGATGAATGTAAAAATTTAATTCTTAATACTGAAGCTGCTAAACAATTTAAAATAGATAAAGAAAAAGAGTTAGAAATTAATTCACCAGCTCAATTAGGACAAGTAATTTATGATATCTGTGGAATAGAGAAAACTAAGAAGAGAAGAACTCCTGCTGGTAAGGGAGGTACAGGTGAACCGGTTTTACAGGAAATTCTTGGAATTACAAAAAATTTAGATGTGAAAACAATTATTTCATCTCTTTTTACTTATCGAAAAAATACTAAAGTACTTGAAAGAATCACTGAGTATAGGCGGCTTGTTGATTCTAATGGATATGTACATCCTTGTTATAATCTTAATATTACTCGTTCATATAGATCTTCTGCTGATGGTCCCAATATACAGAATGTTTTTCAACATGATAAGAAACAAAGAAAATTTAGAAGATGTATTATACCTTTACCCGGAAATATTTGGTTAGAAGTTGATTATGATGGTATTGAAGTTCGGGTGATAGCAATGATTTCAGGTGATCCTGAACTTATTCGTCAATTAATTGAATTTGAAAAATGGGTTCAAGAACATCCAGAAGGCGGACCTAATCCTTATGATACCCATAGAAGGTGGGCGGCAAAAATTTATGAAAAAGATTATAAATTAATTACAAAAGATGAAAGATATGTATCTAAGAATGGATTTGTTTTTCCGAGTGTTTATGGATCTGTTCCAGCTTCTATAGTAATGGCATTTCCTGGGATTCATGTAGATCATATTGAAAAAGTTCAAAAAGAGTTTTGGAGTGAATACCATTACATTAAAGAATGGCAAAATCGTACTATTAGTGATTATAAACAAAATGGTTATATAGAACTTGTAACTGGAGCTAGACGTCCTGGTCCATTGAATATAAATAAAATTTATAATACACCAATTCAAGGACCTGCATTCCATTTATTGTTAGATGCAGGAGATAAAATAGATAAAAAGATGGCTCATGAAAAATTAAGATCATTGGCTAGAATGGAAGTACATGATAGTTTAGATTTTGATGCATATCCAGAAGAAGTAGAAGATGTTATAAGTCTTTCAGAAGAAATTTTGGTTTCAAAAAGATTTGAATGGCAAAGAGATGTACCTTTATCAGTTAGTTGGGAGAAAGGGTTGATTAGTTGGTATGATCTAGAGCCATTATGAAAGAGTTAAAATACAATATAATATATGTAGATCCACCTTGGAGTTACTATAATGATAGTACAGCAGAACCTAATTGTACTACTGTAAAAGGTATGCGAAGACCTCCATACAAAGTTATGAGTTCACAGGAGATAATGAATTTATCGGTGAATAAAATTTCTGCGGAAAATTGTCTTTTATTTATATGGACAACAGATTATCATTTAGAAAAATGTCTTGGCGTAATAAATTCTTGGGGGTTTTCTTATAAAACAATTGGTTTTGATTGGTTAAAGAAAAATAAACAAGGTAAGCCTATATGTTTTATGGGGGCTTATACAATGAAAAGTGGTATTGAATTATGTTTGCTTGCAACAAAAGGTTCAAAGGCACATAAGTTTGTAATTAGACATAATGTAAGAGCTTTAGTTGAAAGTGAAAGATTGAAGCATAGTTGTAAACCTAGTGAAGTGAGAAAACGAATTGTTCAACTTGTTGGTGATTTACCCCGTATAGAATTATTTGCTCGTGAGAAAACGCTTGGATGGGATGTATGGGGTGATGAAGTAGAATCAGATATAGAATTATGAAATCAAAACAATATAAAACAGTTCGATATTATATTGAAATGAAAGCACTTCTAATTCAATGTAGACAAGAACATTTTAAACAACTTTGTTATACTTGTCGTGAATATGCTAATTGTGAAGTTTATTCAGAATATGTGAATGCTTGGTTAGAATTACAGAAGGGATTTCCAGAAAAATAATCAGAATTATTTGAGATAATTTTATGGAAATCAGTATAATTATAGTGTAGAAATCAATAAATTAAAAAGAAATTAAAAAGAAAGGTAGGATGATTATGAATGCATTAGAGCATGCTGAAGTTAATCGTACAAATGCTGAAGTTAAATTGTTAGAAGCTGAAATTAGACGTACTGATGCTGAGGCTGATTTTACAAGAGCTAACACTGAGTTGGTAAAAGTTCAAACTGTAGATCTTCTTACTTGTCGGAATCATTAGGAAAGGAATTTACATCTAATGCTTTATCAACTTGTACGTCCTAATAATTTTGATGAAATAGTAGGAAATACTCCAACTATAGGAGCTCTTAAAGGAATATTTAGACAGTCTGCGGATAGACATTCTCATTGTATATTACTTCATGGTCCTAGTGGTTGTGGGAAAACAACTATTGCTCGAATATTAGCAGAAAAATTTGGTTCAAGTGAGCATAGTATTTTAGAAATGAATGCTGCTAATACAAGAGGAATTGATACAATTAGAGAAGTACAAGGAAATGCTCATTTGCTTGGAATGGGTTCTACTACTAAGACTTATATTTTTGATGAATCTCATCAATTGACACATGCTGCACAAGAAGCTCTTTTAAAAATCATAGAGGATAATCCTTCACATTGTTATTTTATTTTATGTACAACTGAACCTCAAAATCTTATAAAAACGGTCCGTAATCGATGTTCAGAATATGAAGTAAATATATTAAGTTCAGATGAAATACTTGAATTACTTAAAAAAGCAATTGAAAAATTAGATATTAAAATTAATCATGATATATTAGAAGCAATTTCATATACTTGTGAAGGATGTCCTAGAACGGCATTAGTTCAATTAGAACAAGTTATTGATATAAAAGATGTTGATAAAGCATTAGAATTGCTTGTGAAAGGGACTGAAAAGGATAAGAATGTAGTAGATTTAATGAAATTACTCATAACAGCTCCAGAGGTTAGATTAAAGAAGTGGAAACGTATTATACAAGTATATTCACTTTTAGATGATAATCCTGAAAAAGTTCGTAGAGCAGTTTTAACATTTTTGTTTAATAAATTGAAAAAAACTGATGATATCGAAATTGCTAAGGATATAACTCATTTGCTTAAGATTTTTTCTCAAAGTGTTTTTTATGGAGGAAAATCACAATTAGGGTCTTTGGTTGCCCAAGCTTGTTTTGAAAAATAAAAATATTTAGTAATGTATAGAAATGTAATTTTTAAAAGGGGATATAGTTATGAATGATGAAAGAGCAAAAGCTATAGGAAATGAGCAAGAAAAAACAGCTCAAGGAGGTCAGGGAAGATTTAATTATGTGGATACAAAGAAACTTGAAAGATTGGGAATCACTCTATATAAGATCCGACAAGGAGATAATTTTATTAGAATTATTTCTCCACCTGATCTTACAAAGTTTTATGGGAGGGAAATTTTTATTCATACTAAGATAGGTGCAGATGGAATTACTGTTTTGTGTCTTGATAAGATGTATGGAGAGCCTTGTCCTGTGTGTGAATATAGAAAAGAGCTTCAATCAAAAGGAGTAGATAGTGCAGTATTGAGCGCTCTTTCTTATTCTCGTCGATATTTGTTTTTTGTATATGATGTTAAGGATGAGAGTTCAGAAGAGGAAGGTCTTCGTTGGTTTGATTCTCCTTGTGTGGTAAAAGATAATATTGTTACATTATCAAAAGATAAAAGAACAGGTAATTCTATTGATGTATCTGATCCTGAAAAGGGTAGGGATGTTGAATTTAGTCGTACAGGGACTGGAATTAAACATACTAAATATCGTGGATTTAAATTAGATGACAATAATCCTATTCCTGATGATTGGTGTAAGGATGTTCCTGAATTTGATGATATTCTTTTAAAACCTAATTATGATAAAGTTCAAGAAGTAGTCATGGGTTCAACTGAAAAGGTAGAAGAAGAAGAGAAACCAGAAGTAGTAGATGTATCTACTCTTACTGGAAGAAGGTCAAGAAGGAGTAGGTCAGAAAGTTCTGAATCAACAGTAGCCAAGTCTGAAGAAGGAAAACCGGTAGAAGAAGAGAAAGAAGTAGTAGATGAATCTGAGTCTTCTGGAAGAAGGTCAAGAAGGAGTAGAACAGAAAGTTCTGAATCAACAGCAGCTAAGTCTGAAGATGAAAAATCCGTAAAAGAAAAATTAGCTGAAATTAGAGAACAACATAAAGAGGATTAAGATGAATAAGGATGATAAAAAATTATATAATGAGTTAAAAGCTCGATTGCCAATAGATCAATATAATCTTGAGGTCGAATGTCGAAATCAATCTATTCTTCTTACAGAAGTAGGTGAGATAGCTTCCGAGATTAAAAGAGCTTATAAAGAAAATAAAGAACATATTGAATTTGTTAGAGCTGATTTATCGACTAAGATTCGAAAAGATCCAGAAAAGTATGGTATTGTTGGAAAAGTAACAAGTGATACTGTAGTTTCTGCTGTTATTATCCAATCAGAGTATCGAAAAGCTATTAGTGCTTCATTGGATGCTGAAGAAGCTTATAGTTCTTTTTCAGAATTATTAATTGCAGTAGAGGGACGAAAATCTTTAATTAGAGATTTAGTAACTTTGTTTGTTCGTGAGTATTATGATTCTAAAAAGTTACTTGATGAAAGTCAAGCTATTAGTAATATTTCAGAAGCTCAAATAGTTAATGATCGTGCTAGGCGAGCAGAAGAGCTTAAAGAAAGAGAAAAAATTGGTGAGGTAGAAGAATAATGAACAGTAAAGAAGTTGAAAATATAGCAAAAGAGATTAAAGCAAAAGTATTGCCTGGAGTTAAAGAATGGTCTTCTACAGGATGTACTTTAATGGACATAGCTATTGCTAATAGATATCCGGGAGGAATACCTGTAGGAAGGATAGTTCATGCTTTTGGTGGTACTAGTACTTGTAAGTCGGTTTTTGCTATAACTGTTTGTGGATTTATGCAGAGGGCTAATAAAGATAGTTATTATGCAGATGTTGAACATACATTGGATTCTTCTTTTGCTTCAATTTATGGTTTAGATTGTGAAAATGAAAAGAATTTTCAAATAGGTTATCCAAGAACATTAGAAGAATTTTATGATGATTATCTTGCTAAAATTATTAAAAAGAAAAAGGAGTTAAATACTAAACCTAAAATCATTGTGGTTGATAGTATTACAGCTCTTCCGGCAGAAGTGGAATTAAAAGATGCAATGAAAGATGGAACTTATGGTACTATGCGAGCTAAACAAATGTCTAAGGGATTTAGAAAATATATTTCTGCTCTTGCTGAAAGTAATACAACTTTGCTTTGTATAGATCAAACTAGAGATAATATAGGATCTCGTTTTGGAGGAGAGGTTACTTCTGGAGGTAGGGCTTTAGAGTTTTATTCATCAGTGCAGATTTATTTAAAAATGGATACTAAGATAGTAAATACTTCAGGAAGAGTTATAGGTAATTGGGTTAAATTTAGGATAGATAAAAATAAAGTTGCTCCACCTTTAAGGGAAGGAAGATTTAGAATACTTTACGATTATGGGCTTGATGATATTAGTTCTAATTTGTATTTTTTAAGTGAATGTCAGAATGGTCCTCAGGATGCTAAAAATAAAACACAAATGATAAAGTATTTAGGAAAAGAAAATAAGATGTCTACTGCAGTTAGATATGTCGAAGAGAATAATTATGAAGAGGAATTGCAGCAGGAAGTTTGGGAAGAATGGCAGAAACAATATGTAACAGAAACAAGAAAACATCGTATTTGGTAAGAATTAAGGTGAAAAATGAGAAATATTGTGGTATGGTCAGGTGGTTGTGATAGCACTTTAGTTTTACATAATTTGGCTAAGTTATCTTCTAAAGAGTCTCCTGTTATAGCAATTTCTATTGATTGGAAAGTAAAACTTCATCCTAAAAAAGTAATTAAAGAAAAGGAAGTTAGAAAAAATTATTTAGTTTATGCAAAGCGTAAAGGTTATCATATAAAGAATTATACTGTAACTATTTCTTCTGCTTTAGATGTAGAAGCATCGGGACATGGTCAACTTTGCTTGTGGATTTGTGCTATTTTACCTTTTATAAAGAGTAATGATAATGTACATTTTGGGTATCATGAAGGTGATACTTGTTGGTCAGGTTATACTCAAGTATATCGTATTTTTGAAAATATATGTTTTCTCCGCAATTTAACAAATGTATCAGTAAAGTATCCTCTTGAGTACAAATCTAAAAATGATATTCTTCAGGAGTTAGATACTTTAAAAATTCCTAAAAAATGTTTTTGGTGGTGTGAAGATCCTATAAGTAGAGGAAAAAATATTAGAATGTGTGGTAAATGTAATCCATGTATAACTCATAAATTAGCTTTATATGAGAGAAAAATTAGGTAAGTCTATGAGTGCGAAAAAGAATAGTAATAGAAGAGAACGCAAAGCGGCCCGGCGTAAATTGATGAAGGGTTTACAAGTTAATTCATGTACTAAAACTTATAAAAAACATAGATAAGGAGCAATTATGCCATATATAAAACCGGAACAACGTAAGGTATTAGATGGGTTGATTAAAACTTTATTCAAACATTGTAATTCTGTTGGTGAGTGTAATTATATAATCACTAAGTTTTTACATGAACAGTTATTAAAAAATGTTGATTTGCATTATGTCAATATCAATGAAATGATTAGTGTTCTCGAATGTGCAAAGCTGGAACTCTACCGGATGGTAGCTGCACCGTATGAGGATAACTAATGGTTTGAAAATGGTCATATTAGTAGTCTTGATCAGATACACTGTAATGATGATCCGGGGGGACATCTAAGATGAGTGTTAAAGGTGATTGGCCGAGAAAATGTCAAACATCCAGAGAGGAACAGAGACTTCGGAAAGATTACTTTTGGGGTGATATAAATATTACTGAAAAAGAAATGAAAAAACGCATAGCAGAGATTAGAAAAAGAAAGGGGAAACCATAATGGTTATAGGAATCGACCCAGGGTTAATGGGTGCTATTGTTCGTATATCTGATGGTGATGTTTTTGATATGAAAGATATGCCTGTAGTTTATATCAAAAAAGGTAAGAGTGGAAAAAATATGTATGACATAGTATCTATTTGTAATATTTTACGGGAATTAAATACAGGAAAAATATATGCATATGTTGAAAAAACACAGCCTATGAGAGGAGTTAGAGTTCAAGCTTCTTGGGGATTAGGTTATTGTGAAGGAATGTTAGTCGGAATGTTAGCAATGTTAAACATTCCATATGAATTGATTCATCCAAAAAAATGGCATAATTACTTTGGAATTGTAAAATCAAAAGGTGATTATAAAGTACAAGCTTATCAAATTGCTAAGCAGCTGTTTCCACAAGCAGAACTTACTGGACCTAAAGGCGGATTAAAAGATGGAAGATCAGATGCTCTTTTAATAGCAGAATATGGTAGAAGACATTTACAGGGAGAAATGTAATGAATAAGATAAGTTATGATCCATCTACAACATATACTGCTGAAGAATTACATAAGTTAAGTGTTAAAGATCTTATGATTTTATTTTGTCAAGCAAAAAAATTTACAGGTAAATCATTGTTTAGATCTAGAGTTAATTCAAAAATAATAAAAGATATTAATTTGATGCGACATATATTGAAAGGTTGAGAAAGATTATGTGGCAGGATAAAATAAATGGGATGTTTGAATTACTTGGTGGTTTTTTTGTTATGATGCATTGTATTAGATTGCTTCGTGATAAAAAAGTTAGAGGAGTTAGTTTTATAGCAACAGCTTATTTCACTCTATGGGGTTTTTGGAATATTTATTATTATCCATTTTTAAGTCAATGGGCTAGTTTTTTAGGTGGTTTAACTATTGTCGCAATGAATTCTTTATGGATAAGTTTAATGATATATTATATTAGAAAAGAGAGGAAAGAAAATGAAATCAAAATTTCATAAAGTTAGATTAGTAGATAAGGGTGGTAATCTTGGTTCATACTATTGGGCTAAAAAAGATAAAATTGTAGGTGTAACAGTAATTATGGTTCCGGGTAAGATAGCAGGACCTGGAGGTGAGCTTATTGCTGAACAAAAAGCAGGAATTGATTTAGGTACTGGAGGATTACTTGTAGTAAATTCTAGTCCTGAAGAAATACTTAAAGTATTGGATGCTGAAGAATGAAAATTATTTCTTTAACAAATGGTCTTTTTGCATTAGTAGATGATGAGGATTTTAATCGTGTAAATCAATTTAAGTGGTATGCAAATATTACTGGTAATGGTACACGAATTTATGCTAGACGATCAATAAACGGAGATAGTAAGAAGAAATCAATTTATATGCATCGATTTATAATGAATTGTCCTGATGATATGGAAACAGATCATCAAGATAAATTAACATTGAATAATCAAAAATCTAATTTAAAAAATGTTACGAAAAAATTAAATCTTGCTAATCGTAATTTTGAAAAAAGAGTTTAATTTATGTTTAAAGAATTAATATTAAAAGGTTTTAAAACTTATGAGGATGTGAAAATTGAATTTTCTCCTCATATAAATGTATTTACAGGACCTTCTGATAATGGAAAATCCAATATGGTGAGGGGATTGAATTGGATTGCTTCTAATAGACCTCATGGAGAAAATAAAAATATAATTCAATGGGGAAAAGATCAAGCATTAGCTCAATTAGTTGTAGATAATAATGGAAAACAAGTCGGTATCACCAGGTTAATGAAAAAAAATCATAATGAGTATATTCTTAGTATGTCTGATGAGAATATTCCTTTTACATCTTTTGGCGTCAATCCCCCAAAACCGATTTTAGAAGTTTTAAATTTATCTGATATAAATATTCAAAAACAAAGTGAACAGTATTTTTTAATTTTTGATACACCAGGACAGGTTGCTACATATATTCGTTCTATTACTAAATTAGATGAAGTAGATAATGTTGTTAAATTACTTAGAAGTAAAGTTAGTGCAGAAAAAGGTAAGATAGTAAATTGTCAAGATAATTTAGAAGTAATAGAAAAAGAATTAATTGAGCTTATGAAGATAGATCTTGATAGGCTTGAAAGTAAGATAAATAAAACAAAAATTCTTATTGAGAAAAATAAAGATTTAGAAGTAAAACAACAAGAGTTATCAGATTTTCTTTTAGAGTTAGTAGAACTTGAAAAAAGTATTATATATCTTCCAGATAATATTGATGAAATTTTTCAGAGTAGTGATAAGATAATGGATTTATATTTAAAAGTAAATGAAGAGAAAGAAAATCTTGTATCATTATTAGATGAATTAGAGATAATTAAAAAACAAAAGATTTCTCTTCCAGATGATTTGGAGATAATTTCTGATGTAGATATATTTATTCAACAGTATTCTAATAATTGTAAAATGAGTGATGAATTGTTAGGTTTGTTAGATGATTTGATAGATATAACGGAAGAGATTTTTAATGATGATAGTAAGATTAAATTATTATTGGTAGAAGAGAAAGAACTTATGGGTCAATTGGAAGATTGTCCATACTGTGGGTCAAAGCTTTGCGATGAAACTAAGACATGTTTATTGAATAGTAATAAATAAGGATTATGAAATGATAACTTTTAATTGTCTTGAAGCTTTAAGGAAACTAGGTTTTTCATTAGTAAAAACTATAATATTGACTTATGGAGAAGGTCTCTTATCTTCAGAATTTCCTATTGAAGTTAGAGCGATTGTTCAATCTATTTTAAATGATGAAGAAAAATTATCCGAAACTTTAGATTTATTTGATGCTAATATTTTAAGATTAAATATAGATTTATCAGTTTTTATGCTTGAGGGAGCTTTAGATAATTATCTTAAAGGTTGTGATATAGATAGTAAAACTTGGTTAATAAAGAAGGCGGTTTAAGTAATTTTTCATTTGATGAAAAGGAAGGTATAGGAGAATAAGATGAGCAATAGAAGTTTGGAAGAAAGAATGAGTGGTGATCATGTAGATTCTTCAAAATATATTTTGGATTTGCGTGGTTATTTTGATTCTATAAAAGATATAGATGGATATAGAAAAAGAAATTTTAAAGCTAATGGGGAAGTTTATACTTGTGATGGGTATTTGGTAGATGAAGATTTAAGAAGAGTTTTAGAGAATTTAGTATTAGATATTAAAAGTTTTTCAGATAAAAAACAGATACTTCAAATTATTAGAGAACAAGAAGCAGAAATGGTTAGAATAATAAAAGACGATGAGGATTTAGAAAAAACAGTTAATCGTCATAGTTGATAGAAAGTAGGGAATTATGAAACTAGGACTTTTGGGGGATACCCATTATACAAATCGAAGTCCCAATAGAAGGACGGATAATTATTGGGATACTTTGATTAGAAAAACAAAACAAGCTTTATCTATATTTCAAGATAATAATTGTAGGTATATTATTCAACCCGGTGATTTTTGTGATACCCCCACTGTAGCAAATAGAGTAATTTCTATTTTGATAGATACTTTTGGTACACGCAATATTCAAATGATTTCCATAGCTGGTCAGCATGATTTAACAGGTCATAGTTTGTCTACTTTACCTAATAGCCCTTTAGCAGTTTTACAAGCAGCAGAAGTTTTACAAATAGCAGATAATAAAGTGATTTCACTTGGATATCGAGATGATGATTCAGAACAGCCAGTTCAATTGTATGGAGCTAGTTTTGGTGAAAAAGTTCCTGAAGTAAGAAATAAAGATAGTTATAATATTCTTGTAATACATAAAATGATTGGTGATAGACCTTTATATCCAGGTCAAGAATTAATAGGTCCAAATCAATTTCTTAGAAAATACTCTGATTATAATTTAGTTGTAGCAGGAGATTATCATTATAGATTTATGTCATCTTATCAAGGAAGGACGATTATTAATCCAGGAGTTCTTGTTAGAAAAACAATTTCAAAGTTTGATTTAGAGCATAAGCCTGCTGTAGTTATATTTGATACAGAGACTAATGAAAGTAAAGTGATTGAATTAGATATAGAACTAGCCGAGAAAGTATTTAATTTTAAAAGAATTGAAAAGAAAGATTCGGATATTTTACTTAAATTTATTGAAGAATTGAAAAATCGTGGTCAGAAGACTGTAGGATGGAAACATATACTTTTAGATGTTTTTAAGGAGAAAAATTCAAATCAAGAAGTAAAAAATATTATTGATGAGTGCTTAGAAGAAATAAAGGGGAAGAAATGAATAGTAAAAAAGAAACAGTGAAACAGATAAAAAAGTTTACTGAAACGAATGAATTTAGACAAGAACATTTATTTGAACCTTGGAGTATTGAGAAAAAAGAAACAATTATAAAACAAGTAAATCAAATGCTTGTTGATTGTGGAAATGATATATTTGTAGTAGATGATGTTGTTTTAGATAATGCTAGTGAATTAATATTTCGTTGGAGAAAGACAAAAAATTTAACAATAGAATATGTTAAATCACTTGAGCGAGGTAAGATTTACGTTTTGCAATTAAAATCATGGTCTTCGGATATTGAATTTTTATCTGATCTTCTTAAGAATGCAAAAGAAAATTTTGATATAGATTTTATTGTTTTAGGTCCTGATATAAATTTGATTTCAATACCTGAAGGAATGGAATTGAGGGGGAAGAAAGATGAGTAATACTATAGAAGCATTAAAAAGGAAAAAACAAAGTATTTCTGACTTACAGACAAAGAAAGCTCGACAAGAAGGAAAGAAAGATCAAATTCTTCGACAATTAAAAGAAAAGTTTGGTGTGAATTCTCTTAAGGAAGGTCAAGTAAAATTTGAAGAATTAAAAGCTAAGTCTGTTAAAAATAAAAAGAAAATTGAGGAGTTGGATAATGAAATGGCGGAAATTATTTCTACAGCTACTTCCGAAGAAGAAACAGCAGAGTAAATTAATTGGATATGCTGTAATAGAAAAAGATGATATAAGTTCTAAGTCTCGTTGGGTCACTTTTAATGGTGAAGGTAATGATAGATTTCAGTATGAACCTGGAGATCCTCTTATTCTTTTTCCTGATAAGATGAAAGAAGAGGCTTGTATTGAAATGTATATAGATTAGGGAGTTGAAATGAAAAAGCATTACGGTAAATATCCTGGTGGTACAAATTATTATATGGCTTGTGGTCTTTTTCATTATGCTTTTTATACAACAGATAAAGACAAAGCTACACGTATAAAATCTAAAGTAACTTGTAAGAATTGTCGTAGAACGAAATTATTTAAGAGAAAATCAAGATGAATTTAGCTACATATGAAAAATTTTTAAATTCTAAAAGAGCTGCTCAAGAATTACTTATTACAAAAAAAGATGAAACAGAGACAAAGATTAAGGGCTTAAAAAATAATCTAGTTAATTTAGAAGAAGCTCTTGATGTAATGAATGTTGTAGGAATACTAGCTCAAAGTGAATTCAAAGCAGTTTTTGAAAAATTAATTACTCAAGCATTACACTATGTATTTGGTGAAAATTATTCTTTTGAAATGGAAAGTGTTATAGCAAGAAATCAACCTGAAATTCGAATGTATGCTATTATAGATGATAGAAGATATTTATTGAAAGATGCTGATGATGATCTTGGATTTGGAGTTGTTGATGTATGTTCATTTGTATTACGTTTAGTATGTTGGGCTATTAAATATCCTGTTACAAGGAATGTTTTTGTAATTGATGAACCTTGTCGGAATTTGGATGGAGAGAGATTGGTATTATTTGGAGATGTACTTCGAAATCTTTCAGAAATGTTTGATACACAATATATTATAACTACACATAGAACCAAGTTAATGGAATTAGCTGATGCTCGATTTAATGTAAGTAAAATAAAAGGAATTAGTCATATTGAAAAAGTGGAGAATTTGATATGAAATTAAATATAATTCAAAATGAAAGATATATACGTGCACATATTTTGAATATGGCTTTGAAGATACAGAAGTTTAATCAGGATAAGATAACTTTTATTGGTATTCTAAAAGGAGGAATGTTTACAACTTATTCTCTTTTAAATTTATTCAGTTCTCAAAAATATGATATAAGAGTAGGGTATATAGGTTTATCTTCTTATGATAAAACAATTAAATCAAATGGTAGTCTTTTGGTCACTTATCCTCTTGATCTTACTAAAGAAGATATTAATGGTAGAGATGTTTGGATAGTAGATGATGTGATTGATTCAGGATTAACACTTGATGAAGCATATCAGATACTTATTGGAGGAGATTTACTTCCAAAATCTATTAATATAGCAGTTTTGGTTGATAAGAAGATAAATCGTATTAAGCAGAATATCATGGATGTTCCAGATGTAGTAGGTTATACTTATGAAGGTGATGGATTTTTGGTTGGGTGTGGGATGGGTATGGGTGAGAAATATCGTCATTTAAATTCTTTATATGAATTGATAGAATAGGAATTAGAAATATGAAAGAGTTTGAGAAATGGTACAGAGAATTACCAATGAGGGAAGATGCAGAGGATTTTACTATCCTTACTTGTGAAAAATATGAAAAAGGCTGGAAAGCAGCTTTAGAATGGGTAAGAGATAACCTTGTTATTGATAGTTCTGCCAATGAAATAATCAATCAAGAGCTGGGAGAAGAATAATGAAAGAATTTGATAAATGGTTTAAAGAAGAGCCGACAGAAAATGAAAAAGGATTCTGTATGATAGCCTGGAAAGCAGCTTTAAAATGGGCATTAAGTCATAAACAAACTTTGATGTTTTCAAAAGAAGGTGAATCAGGAAAAGGTAAAGTTATAGGTTTTGTTGAAACTCAAATAATAGAACAGGAGTTAAAATAATGTTTAGGATAAAGAAAACATTCGAAATAGCTATAGCTCATCAACTTAATCTACCTTATGAAAGTAAATGTAATGGACTTCACGGTCATAATTTAAAAATTACTATTTATTGTCAAGGTGAACGAAATGAAAATGGTATGGTTGAAGATTTCGCTCTTATAAAGAAGAAAATTCATTTTCGACTTGATCATCAGAATTTAAATGAATTGTTTAGATCTATGCTTGATGAAGATGATCCTGTTAGATTAAATCCTACATCTGAAAATCTCGCTTATTGGATATATTTGCAGATATCTAAATGTTATCGTGTTGATGTTCAAGAGTCAGAAGGTAATATTGCTACATATATTAATGAAAGTGTTGGTGTAAAATGAAAACTCCTTGGCATGATAAAGACGGAAATCTTTGTTTTCCATATAGAGCTATATCAGATAAAGTATTTATTTATCGTACTCCGCCTCCAGAAAAGTTTAAGAGTAAGAAAAGTATAATTGAGATTCCTGGTCAGTTTAGGAAATATTATCGGGATGGGACAGGAATTTTGTTAAGTGTAGGGCCTGGATATTATGATAAGGATGATATATGGCATCCAACTTCAGATCAATTAAAAGTTGGGATGAGGGTTGCTTATGATAAAAGTGTGCCTTGGGGATTTTATGATACAGGTTTAGATGGTAAACAGCATTTTATAGTTCTTTGTGGATATAAAGATTTGTATGGAGAGATAAAATGAATTGGGAAATGTTAATAAAGATGTTTGATATATTGGGAGGTATAGGAATAGCCTTAAGTTTAAATCTTGTGGTAAAGAGATATAAGTTTTGGATAATGTATGTTATAGCTACGGTATTATTTCTTGTTGTAGTTGCTTATAAAGGACTTCCTGGATTATTTATTATGGGGATATGTACATTAATTGCAGGAATTAGAAATTATCGAAGTGAAAAGAAGAAAGTTAATTAAATGTCTAATTCAATTCAAAAATTTACTCTTGAAGATAATATAAGATTTTATTATTTTAGATATAGAGGTGTTATTTCTAAAATTGTAGAAGGATTGAAAAAACTTCCTGAATATAAAGATACAAATATAGATCCAGTTTATGTATCAAAAATTATTAAGAAGTTTGAAAAGCAGAGAAAGAACGATGTGGGTCTTCATGTTTGTTATAATTTTATGGAATATCTTCATATGGGAGTACAAGAAAGACTTTGTAGATATCAGCAATGGTTAGATGAAATAGAAGATAAATCAGAGATATTGGTATCAACTTGTCATAAAGTTCCTGTAGGTGAAATACGGGATGTTAATGATGAAGTTGTAGGATATAGATGTTTAGAACCTAAATGTGGTAGTATAACACCAACAGTGCTTCTTGAAAATACAGGAATATATGATCTTCGGGTGAGAATATTAGATGAAATGAGGAAAGATGAAAATCTTCTTTTAAAAGCAATTAAAGATTTAGGATTTTCTGTTGCAAAACCTCAAGAAATTACTAAAATAAATCAATATAATTTTAATAGTGCAGATAGTCGAAAAAATGTTCATAGTACATCATCAGAAGAAGATCAAAAGTTGTTAAAGGGAATTGATCAAATGGACCCGAGATCTAGAGAAAAGATGATAAAAAATTTAGAGAAAAACATAGTTGATGCTGATTTTGAAAATAAGAAAGATAATGAAAAATCCAAATAAAATTAAACGTATTAATACATTTTTAGATTATGCCTATAATCTTCAATATACAGAACGTCCCGTTTCTATGAAAGAATTTCTTTGTAGTGATAGATTTTTTGGGAAACTTACTGGGAATGGGAAAATGATATATCCTATATGGATGAATAGTTTAGATGAGATTTCAAAAGAGGATTCAAAATATTTAATTGTTTTAACTGGAGCAATAGGAACAGGAAAATCAAGAGCAGCTATCTGGGGAATGGGATATATAATGCATCGAATTCTTTGTCTAAAAGATCCTTGGTCTTTTTATTCAAAGGCTGGTGGTGGAAAAATGGCTGTTGTATTTTTTAATTTAACAAAATCATTAGGAGCTAGTATAGGATATAATTTACTCCAAAGTCATTTATTATCATCTCCTTGGTTTAGAGAAAAAGGAACTATTTTTGAAACAGGTCTTGTTCCTAGAATAGAATTTCCTGTATTTGAATATAAATTAGCTTCTCCTTATGCAAAGGGGTTTGGAACAGTAGGTTCTGATGTTATTATAGCTTGCATGGATGAGGTGGATGATTCATCTGAATCTGATAAGCAAAGAATGAGAGTTCTTAAAGCATATGAGTCTACTGTAAGAAGATTTATGTCTAGGTTTGTTTTTGATGAGGAAAGTTTAGGTAAGTTTTTCTTAGTAGCTTCTAAACAAGAACAATTATCTTTTCTTAATACTTTTATTGTACAAATGAAAAATGTTCCGAGTGTCTATATTATAGATATTCCTATTTGGGAGGCTAAACCAGCAGCAGATTATAGTGGTGAAAAATTTCCTGTAAAGATAGGAGATATATATGTTACTTCAGAAGTTATGGCTTATAAAGATGAACAAGATAAAGTTTGTTATAATAAAGAAGATGTAGAAAAAGCTCAAAGAGAAGGATTTAAAGTTATATGGGTTCCAGTAGAATATTATAGAGATTTTAATCGTGATGTAATAGGTTCGTTGCGTGATATAGCAGGAATATCTGTTTCTTATTTAAGGAAAAGTAAATTATTTTCATCTGAAAAAATGCTTGTTGATTGTTATGATAGTACAAAGAAAGATCCTGTTAGAAAATTAACAATTAGTATAGGAATGGAAGATGATGTTAATCTTATTAATTATCTTGATTTAAATGCTATACGTATTCCAAAACATATTCCTAGATATATTCATGTAGATATTGCTTTTTCAGGTGATGGTGACGCCCTAGGAATAGGGATGTCTTGTGTTAAGGGTTGGGTAAAAGATAATGAAGAGGAAGAAGATGGGTCTTTTATACAAGTAAAACGGGCTGTTGTAGAAACTGATTTTGCAATGAGAATTCATGCTCGACCTGGTGATAAGATTCCTCTTAATAAAGTTAGAAAAATGATTATAGATTTAAAAAAATTATATCATTTTAATATAGCTTTATGCACATTTGATCACAGAGCAATGTCTGAGGATTCTATACAGATTTTAACTAGGGCAGGTGTTAAATGTGATTATCTTTCTGTAGATAAAGATTCTAGTATTTATCATGAATTTAGAGATTTAGTAGAAGATAGACGTTGGATTTGTCATAGAAATGAATATTTACATTTTGAATTAGTTAATTTAGAAGATGATCCAGAGAAAAATAAAATAGATCATCCTGAAAATGTAATTGATATTGAATTTCTTGAAGATGGAAATACTCGAGAAGTGGTTATAAAAGGTTCAAAAGATGAGTCTGATGGAGTTGCTGGAAGTACACATAGTGCTCTTAAAAATTGTGAATCTCCTCCTGATATTGAATTTATGAAAGAGGCTATGAAGAAATCTATAACTCCTCCTAAAGAAGATCCAACAAATGAACTTTGGTGGGTGGATGAAGCATCAATTCGGACTAAAAAGAAAGAATCAGATCAAGAAGGTATGTCTAAAAAGGAAACCTCGACTTTTAAGGATTTATTTAAAAAGTCACAAGGAGATAGGAGACCATAATATGAAAGATAAATTATCACATCAGATTTTTAAAAAATTAATTTTTAAATATAAAGAGACAAAAAATAAGAGGGATTTTATAAAAATATTGATAAGAATAGATGATTTAATAGTATATACAATAAATAAATATCTAAAAAGAAGGCCTCAATTTCGGAATAAAGATTATGCACAGGATTTTTATCATTCTGCTATTATAGGAATTTATAGAGGAATTGATACTGCAAAACAAAGTGAGTCAGGAAGAAAACTACAAGCAAGATTGATTGCTTATATGAAAGCTGAAATAAGAAATTTTTGTGATAATCCTAAAGAAAAGAAAATTATAGCTAATATTTATAGAAATAAAGATATGATAGTGCCTGAAGAAACAGTTTATCAAGATCTTGAACGGGAATTTTTACGGGAAAGATATCAGAAATTAATTGTTGATAAAATTATTACACCTTCAGAACTTAATTTGTTATATCTTAAATTTGTAGTAGAATTGAAAATGAAAGATTTGACTGATGTATATGGACATTCTGATAATTGGATTCGAAAGAAGATAAAAAATGTATTGAAAAGAATTCGAGTGTATTTACGTAATAGAAATTTGGAAGATGTATAATGGTAGTAGTAGCAGGAACATTAGTAGAAGCATTAAGAGATAAACATTGGCAAGATATTTTTATATCAGAATGTAAAACAGGTCCCTCTCAATTTATGGGATGTGTTCGATTAGATGCTTGGGTTATGAAGAAATCTTGGGCTAATCCTCTTACTATAGGATATGAAATTAAAGTAAGTAGATCTGATTTTTTGAATGATGAAAAATGGCTATCTTATCTTCCTTATTGTAATGAATTTTATTTTGTATGTCCATGGAAACTTATATTACCTGATGAAGTACCTGCTAATGTAGGATTGTTATGGCTTTCAAGTACAGGAACACGTTTATTTATAAAAAAGAAAGCGCCTTATAGACAAGTAGATATTCCAGAAGAATTATATAGATATATAATGATGTGGAGGTCTAGTGTAAAAAAGGAATATCATCCTGTTTCTCGTGAAGTATATTGGAAGGAATGGATGGAAATGAAAGAACAAAAAGTAAATTTTGGAAGTAAGGTAGGTAAGAGAATACAAAAGATTATAAAAAGAGATATTAAAAGAGTAGAGATAAAAAATGAACAACTTATAGAAAATATGGGGACATATGATGAAATAAAAGAAAGGATTAAAGAACTTGGTTTTGATATTAGTAAGTCTGTAAATCAATGGTCTGTTTTTAGAAAATTAGAGGAGTTGAAAGATATTATTCCATCTAGACTTGTAAGAACAGTAAAATCATTAAGAGAAGATCTTAATTCTTTTCAAGAAGAATTAGATAAATTGAAAGGAGAATAATTGAGATGGAAAAATTTGTTATTAAAGATACAGGAAATCGGAGAAAATTTAAATCTGGAGCTTTAAGAGATAGAATGGTTGGTAAGGGATTGCCTACACTTCGAAGTCCTATTTCTAATAGACGAGTGAATAGACATTTTGAAACTGGGGCTATAAAATATGATCTTCGTAATTGGGAAAAAGGAATGCCGGTTGTAGAATTTCTTAATAGTGCTCAACGTCATTTAGATGAATATCTTGAAGGAGATAGAGGTGAAGATCATTTAGCTGCTGCTGAATGGAATGTTCATTGTGCTATACATACAGAAGAGATGGTAAAGAGAGGTCTTTTAGGAGTGGAACTTTTAAAAGGGCTTCAGAGATATCTTCCAAGTACATGTAAGAAACATCCGCGGTATAAAGGAAAATCAGTTCCTAAGAGAAAATGTATAGTTTGTCAGTATATATATGAATGGGTTCAATATTATAATACAGATCCTAGTAATTGGTCATGAGGAAAATAAAATGGATAATCATGAAGTATTTCGGATAAAAAATGAAATAGAAGTTGAATATTGAAAGTTTGTTCTTGATCTCCAAAGAACAACATCTCCCCGTTTCAAAATGGCAGGTAAAGATTATATCTCACCAGGATTTCTACATGCATCTATGGGAATGGTGACTGAAGCAGCAGAAATTCTTGATTTATGTAAGAAGGGAATCGGTTATAATAGATCAGTAGATATGATAAAAGTAAAGAAGGAGTTGGGAGATTCACTTTATTATTGGACATTAGCTGTGATTGAATCTGGTACATCTTTTGATGAGATGATGAGTATGAATATGATTAAATTTAAAGCAGATTATGAAGATGGATT